TTTAACGCGTCAATTACCGCTTCGACGCAAGCCGATAAGTCAGCGTAACGGCTGCGAAAGTGCGGATTGGTGCTGGTTTTAAGTGCGGGGCCAAAGGCCTTTTGTGCCTTGACCAGCGCCGCGGCCACTTTGTTGAATGTTGGTTCCATAATTTGCCTTTCAATATTTAGGGGCGCAAGTAACATCCACCACAATGTCGGTTGTGTAGTTGTTGACTTTGCGTTTGCCATACAGCATCACAGCGCGTAAACCCTGGGACGTGCATTCGGTGACTGCGGTAATGACTTCGTTGCGCGACATTGGCTGGATTTGTTTGTCCAGGATCAACTGTTGTTGCGCGTTCGTTGTTGTATTGGGTGGAAGGCTAGAACAGCCCACCATGCCCAAAATACATAAAGCCGCGAGAGTAATCATTTTCATACGCCCCCCTTTTTTTCTGACGGTGGAACCCAGCCCATAGCGCGAAAGCGTTTGAAAATATCAGTCTTCGACGCTGGTATGTACTTGAACCGTGGATCAAGGATGTTGGCTGGCGGGGGTTTGCTTGATTGCGCCGCTGGAATGGGCGAGGTGTACAGTTTGAGTTTCATGCTGCCACCCCCGCAATGTATTGTTTGACCTGAAACATTGCAGCGGGGCCAACTGTCCATTCAGGAATGCCGCCATCAAGACACAGGCCGCCTGGGTAGTCGCCGTCCAAAATTGTGTCAACGTAGTAACGGGACACAAACTGGCCGCGGCCCATAAAACTTGGGTCGTTGTAACGTGCATCATAAAATTCAACCATTGGCGCTTTGTCGTTTATCAAACAGTCGTTGCGACCGTATGCTTCGCCAACCTGGACAACGCGAACGTTGTATTTTTCCACTTGAATCATCATCACTTCCTTTCGTAAAAGACCGTTTCCGGCATGGTTTAATTGTAAGCCCGCTTTACTTTGTTTGTCAACTGCACCGTGCCAAAGCACCGCAAGCAAGACAACCAGGTACGCGATCCGCTGGACTTACTGACCGGATCACGCAACTTCCCGCACTTGCAACGGCCACCGAACGCGGCCTGTTGCCTGGCCCTGATAGTGGCCATTGAAGGCCCCATCCAGGTTTCTAATTCGTATTTATCTGCAAACATTTCCCACCCCTTTCAAAAAATCGCCATCGCTACCCACAGCAGCGGATACAGAATTGCAGCCGCCACTATGGCCATCAACAAAACTTGCAAATCGCTAGGTTCCTTGTCCATGGCCATCCCCTTACGCTGCCAACCGGCCAACGGCGCCGTAACCGTAACCATCGTCACCCAGGAACGCGACACGGGCTAACGTGGCGCTTTCTGCTGCATCGTCGGCGCTGTATGCGCTGGCTGCTTGGTTGATTAAACGTTCAATGTCGTACTGGCTAAAACCACGCGCCAGGCTGTCAGCATTTGCGCCAACTGACTTGATGTACGCACCGCTGTATTGGCCGCCGCTGTCAATCACAACTTCGTTGTCCAGGCCGTACTTGTTCAGCACTTCGCTGGCCGCGCCAGTCAACACAGGCGCAGTAAATTTGCGATTCACAAAAATGAAGTCAGCACCGAAACGCACTTCCTGGCCATCCAGGCTGCTGTAATTCAAACCCTTGTAATCGGTCATGCCGTCGAAGTAACTGCCTTCGAACACGCTGACAACAGCCTTGACTTGATCGTATGTTGGGCCGTCAACGTAGTTGACATTGATGCTGGCGCCGCCGCTGTACACGCTGCTGCGAACGCTGAACTTGACGCCAGGGAATGATTCTTTGAGTGCTGCACGAACCAACTTGGCGGTTTCTGCACATGAGAGGTATTGAGCCATTTTGAACTTCCTTTCTTAAAAGACCCGTGAGGGCGTTATCAATCACTACACCTTCATGTTAAGCCCACTTACAGCCCATGTCAAGCGGTCTTACAAAATATTTTTTGGGGTGTTGCAAAAAAGTGAAAGGTGGCTTACCATGCGAACATGGACAAAGCACAAGCGATCAAAAAAGCGGGTACAGCCATGGCCCTGGCCAAGTTGCTAGGAATCACGCGCCAGGCGATCAGCCAATGGGGGGACGAGATTCCCCAGGCGCGGCTATGGCAGTTGAAGGCGTTACGGCCTGGCTGGTTCAAGAACAAGTAAGTTTTGGAACCAGGCTAGGTGCGGCTGATCCCCGTACCGAAAGGCGACCCCACCCCGCTTGCCTTGGTTCCATCCTATTAACAGGGGTGGCGAAAGGGTTGGGTATGCACTACTACCAGTTTCACGTCAGCGACTACATACACGACACGGCGCACCTGACGTTCGTCGAAGACATTGTGTACCGTCGGTTGTTGGACTTGTACTACACCAGCGAGAAGCCCATTCCTGACGATCCGCAGACGGTCGCCAGGCGCATTCGGATGCCTAAACATTCCGATGTTGTTGAAGCGGTCTTAAAAGAATTTTTTTGTTGCGAAAAAGATACAAAATCATGGACGCACAAAAGATGCGAGGAAGGCATTAGAGCCTACCAGGACAAACGCGAGATAAATCAACGCAATGGACGATTAGGCGGCAGACCGAAGCATAAGCCAGGCGAAACCCAGTCGGTTAGCGATTCGGAACCCAGTCGTAACCTTAACCATAAACCAATAACCAATAACCATAAACCAATAAAAAACAATAAGGCGACTGACGTCGCCACGCCTGTCGGCGTTAGTGATGACACTTGGGAAGCGTTCAAAGCGTTAAGGCGGGCAAAGAAGGCGCCAATCACCAAACGCGCCCTGGACGGCATCATGGCCGAAGCGCAGAAGGCTGGATGGTCATTGGATGCCGCTATGACCGAAATGGCGGCCCGTGGTTGGACTGGATTCAAGGCCGAATGGGTCAGCCCTAGGGAAGACAAGAAAACGGCTGGTGAGCGCAATAAAGCCGTTTTGGGCGGGTTAACGCGTGGACTTGTTGGTGGGGGGCATGATGTCAAACTTATCGACTGAATACCGCGAACAAGATTTTTGCACCGTTGACCAGGGGCTTGACTACATTTTTGCCCGCATGGGGGCAATTTACGGGGCCGTGTTTACCCGTCATTGGGAAAGCGTTGACCCTGGCATGGTTCGCCAGGTGTGGGCCGAGGAATGCGGTCGGATGCTGACCTACCGGCCAAAACTGGATTACGCGTTGCGCTGCATGAACCCTGACCGGCCACCGTCGGCCCTGGCGTTCAAAAATTTGTTGAACAGCGGCCCAGCCATTCCTGACAAACCAAATTTTCACATTGAACGTCAACTAACCGCGGCTGAACTGGCCGAACAAAAACGGCGCAGCGACGAAGCCCGCGCCAAGATCAGGGAAATGATTGCCCACATGAGGATTCCCAAATGAGCAGCATAAGACCAACACTTGCCAAACAAAATCCAAAGGGTATGAGCATGATTCATACGGGATCAAAGCAACAACGCGAATTTATTGAAGCCGAAGCGATTAACATTTTTACTGTAATGACGAATGGCGGCTGTACTTTTCAACAAGCCTTGGCTGCAATATTTTTAAGCGGTATGAGTGCGGCGCATGAGGTAATGAATGACACGCAATGAAGGCCACCAATTCCTAAACCGACTGAAGGAAGGACAAACGTTTTCCTATGACCAAATCACAGCAGCACTTGTCGCAACAGGCGACGTTGCCGGATGGTACGAAGGACACCTGGTCGGAAGAATGGCGGCGGGAATGCGAAGCAAGGGATTGGATCAACCGGTACAGGCTGCACTACAACGAACTGGGCAAGAGAGCAGCGGACGCCTGGTGGAAGGAAACGAAGGAACAGATTTTGAAGCACCGCGGCCCTAAAGTCCTGAAAATTTTATTGGACGACATGATGAAGGAACGTGATGCGAAGGGCGGCAAAAGTTGATGCGAACCAAGACCAAATTGTTGAAGCACTACGAACAGCGGGTGCAACGGTACAAACTTTGGCGGCAATTGGCAAAGGCGTCCCTGATTTGCTGGTGGGTCACCGTGGGCAAACCATCCTTATCGAAGTTAAAGACGGTCGTAAACCGCCGTCGGAACGTCGATTGACGGAAGACCAGGTGAAGTGGCATGGCGCCTGGCGTGGTGGCCCCGTGGCCATTGTGACGGACGTGGAAGGCGCATTACGTGCCATTGGAATGTTGCGGCATGACACCGGCTGCTGAATTCTTTTTTTGGATGGTGTTTGAACTGGGGGTTGTGTTATGGATCAGCGCGAAAAACGACGAGTAAATCCTGAAGACGCGGCAGAGCAAATTCGCGAACTGGCGCCGTCCTACGGCCAGGCCAAGTCGCAGCGGGTTTACCTGGAAGAATTTAGGCGCAGTAAAAAATCTATGTTGATGAAGGACTGCATGACGATGGGCGTGGAAGCGGCAAACGCCCAGGAACGGGAAGCCTTGGCCGATCCCGAATACATCGCCCTGTTGAAAGGCCTGGCCGCAGCCGTTGAAAACGAGGAAACGCTGAAATGGCAACTGGAATCGTACCGCCTGGAAATCGAAATTTGGCGAACCCGCCAGGCGACGGAACGGATGACCGTACGTTCGCACGAATAATTGACAAAAGAATAGCCCACTTAAACGCACGATTTAAGGCCACTTATGACAGGAAATATTACCACCGCGCCGAGGAAGCCAAATGGATAAAAAAGCAATGGCGTACCCAAAGCGCGATTACGTCCGCAGCAAAAAACTGTTGAAGTTGGTGGCTGACTTGGATTGCCAGTTGTGCGGATCAGGCAGCATGGTTCAGGCCGCCCACAGCAACTGGGGTGGCGGCAAGGGGCGCGGCATTAAGGCTGACGACAATTTGACGGCTGCGTTGTGTATGTACTGCCATTTTGACATTGACCAGGGCGCCAAATGGTCGAAGCGGGAACGGCAGCAAGCCTGGTGGCTGGCCCATCGGCGCACGGTAGAAACATTGGTGGCCAGGGGGTTATGGCCTATTGACATACCGCTGCCGGATGAAGAAGAATGGAAACGGCTTTTTTTGCAGTAAGACTTCTTTGTGGTTGCCATTTATGGGGGGCTGTTCGCCCCCCGTTTTTTGCACTATCATGCCATCATGGATAATGATGCCGCCGAATTTATTGCTGCGCTGCTACACAGTAGCACCGTGGCCCATTTCATGCACTTGTCAACGGATTCGTATTCCGCGCACAAGGCGCTAGGCCATTATTACGAAGACATTATTGAATTGGCTGACGATTTTGCTGAAGCCTATCAAGGCCGGTACAACAAGATCAAGTCATACCCTGACGAATTCCACGCGGGCAAAGACCCCGTGAAATACCTTAAATCCTTGCAATCGTTCGTTGATGAAGCCCGCAAAGATTTGCCCCAGGATTCCGAAATTCAGAATATCATTGACGAAATTAGTCAACTGATTGATTCCACGTTGTACAAACTTAAATTCCTAGACTGAAAGGACAGACCATGAAAGACAATGCCGAAATGACCCCTAAAGGTTACGGTGCTGGCGTTAAGCGCCCCGCTGGTGCAAGCGCAAGCGACGCATCGGGTGAGCGTCACGAAAAAATCGTGAACGGCGTGGCCATGGGCAAAGCCGATGCAACTGGCAGCAACCACAATTTTGATGGTGGCCGCAGCAAAGGTGTTTGCTACACCCACGAACGTAAGTCATACCAAAAGAAGTAAATGGCAATCCCGCTGGCTGATTTAGCAGCGGCGGGTCAGCAACAGGCGCAGCCCCAGGCCGCGTCCGTCCAGGGAACCCTGGCGTCGCTGGTTCCGCAGCCTACGCTGCCAGGACAATCGGGCAATCCGATTGAAGCCGCGTATTTTGACCGCCTGTCCAACGACTATACGGGGCTGGCGGCAGATTACGCCGCATTGCCGTCAACTGACGGTGGGCGAATCCTAAACACGGATGACGCCCGCGAAATGTCCCCCGAATACCGCATGGATCGAACTAGGTCGGCTGACGTCCACGAACCGGCATCGGCATTTGTCAAGCAAATGTATGCTGAGAAGTTAGCCCAGGACACGCCCCCAGGCAAAGAAAACATGGTGCTGTTTACCGCGGGCGGCACGGGCGCCGGTAAAACCACCGGACTTCAGGAAGCCGCCAAGGTTTCCCGAAACATTCAAAACGCGGAAATCGTGTACGACACGAACATGAACACGTTTGATTCCGCGGACAAAAAAATTAAGCAAGCCTTGGACGCTGGTCGCAACATCGGTGTTGTGTACACCTACCGCGATCCCATGGAAGCCATGGAAAACGGCGCACTAAAACGCGCCAGCCGCATGGAAGCCGAAATGGGAACAGGCCGCACCGTGCCAATTAACGAACATTTCAAAACGCACATGGGTTCGCGTGAAGTCATGGAACGGCTGCAAAATAAGTACGGCGACGACCACCGCTTTCACATGATGGTCATTGACAACAGCCGCGGCCCTGGTAATGCAGCCGTGGTAAGTGGGCTTGACAAGTTGCCAAAACTTGACCATACTGCTGTTAGAAAGGGACTAAATGACGTACTCGAAAATGCCTATCGAAGCGGGAAAATCAGCCAGGCCATCTACGAAGGAACGCGCGGCAACGCCCGCTGAACATCGTATGAAGCGGATGCACGAAAAGAAAGTGCAGACGATTGCCGAGGAAATGGCCGCAGCCTTGAATACTGCCATGCGTGGCGGGAAAAAAGTCCTATGAGCGACGTTTCCTGTTCCACTTGCCGGTTTTGGATTCATGGTCAGGTGATGGGCGTTTGCCGTCGTTATCCACAGTCACATAACAAACACGAACGCGACTGGTGTGGTGAACACCAGGCCGCCATTGTTAAGATGATTCCGCTGGTCAATATCCAAATGCGGGACGAACAACCCACCAAAAAACCTGGACGGAAGCCTAAAAATGTCGTGTCCGATTAAACCCCTGAAAGATCGTGTTGTGGTTCAGCCGCGTGTCCGCAAGTTGTCGGACATTATTTTCACGATCAATAGCGAGAAAATGAACGAAGGCACGGTGGTGGCCATTGGCCCGAACGTGCGGGACGCCCAGGTTGGCGATTTTGTAAAGTACGGCAATGGGACTTACCTGGACTGGCCGGTGCATGAGTTTGACGGCCAGGATTACCAAATCATCCAGGAAGCGGACATTGCCTGTATTGTCGAGGAAGACCATGCCTAAACACGACAAGCCAATCCCTAAAACGACTACCGGCAAGGGTAAAAATTACAACCCAACCGAAAAGGGCGCGGGGATGACGGCCAAAGGTCGTGCGGAATATAACCGTAAGAATGACGCGAATTTGAAGCCACCAGCACCAAACCCTAAGACAAAAGCCGATGCTGGACGAAAAGCATCCTTTTGCGCGAGAATGGAAGGGGTGGTAAAAAAAGCGAAAGGCCCCGCTGAACGGGCTAAAGCATCATTAAAGAATTGGAACTGTTGAAAGGAACCTAAATCATGCCCAATACTAAAGCAACCGGCGTCGCTTATAACGACCCTGAATTTTCAGACGTAACCATTACCGGCACTTTGACTGTCGGCAATAATGTTTTCAACGCAGCCGAACTGGGCGCCCTGGACGGAGTGACCGCGGGAACCGTTGCTGCCAATAAGGCCGTAATTGTTGATGGCAATAAAAGCATCGGCACTTTTGGTACGGTAACTGCCGCCAAACTGACTTCAACCGCAGCCAGCGGTGAGTTGGTCGGCAACGCCGCCGGTGGTGTTTACTTCCTGTCCACCGCGATTACCAACAATGTGACCACCACAACCGCGCCCGCTGGCAGCCTTGGTTTGACCAGCAACGCTACTGGCGTGGGCATTCTGTTTGTGTCTGACGGCAGCAAGTGGCAGTTGGCAGCAATCACCCAACCGTAATAGGGTAAACCCGTGGCCAAAGGACTATACGCCAATATTCACGCCAAGCGTGAGAGGATAGAACGCCAAAAAGCCGCGGGCAAAACCCCTGAACGGATGCGAAGCCCTGGGGACAAAGGCGCCCCCACGGCCAAAGCCTTCAAACAAAGCGCCAAGACAGCGAAAAAATGAACCTTGAACAAATGCAAAAACGCCTGGCTGAACTGCAAGAACTGGCGAAACAGCATGAATCCATACTGTTGCAGATCAGCGGGGCCATCCAGGAATACAACCGCCTAATTGCCGAGGAACTATCCAAGGCAACGGCCAAGCCGGAAGGAACCGAAAATGCCGCTGACCAAATCGCCCAGTAAGCAAGCGTTCAGTAAAAACGTCAAAGCCGAGATCAAGGCTGGCAAACCACCCAAGCAAGCGGTGGCCATTGCTTATTCGGTCAAGCGGGAAGCCGCTAAAAAATCCCCCACGAAGTCAAAAAAGTGAAAGGAATGACCATGAAAAAAGCAATCGCAATCGCCCTGATTATGGGATTCACCGGCTACGCAGCCGCCCAGGTGGCTAACTGCTGGCAACAATATGTGTGCGGCCCCGCTGGCTGCCATTGGGTAACCGTCTGTCGATGATGGAAACCGCACCCGTCAAAAAGCGGGGGCGTAAAAAAGAACAGCCCCCAGTCATAACCGTTGGAACTAACGGCCTGGGGGAACTTGTCCCTAAAAATCCTGGTGGAAGGCCACCGAAGTACACGGACGAATTCGCAGATCAATTGATCGAATACTTCAACACGCCCCCAACCAGGGAAGTAATCGTCAAGGATAAGAACGGAAACGAAACCACCCAGGTATTGCCTGGGGTTTTCCCCACCCTTGCCCGATTCGCTGCCAACATCGGTGTGTGCCGCGACACGCTACACGACTGGGCTACCGCTAAGAACCCAGACGGTTCCCATCGGCATCCCAAGTTTTCCGACGCCTATAAAAGGGCGAAGGCGTTACAGGAAGCAAACCTGGTCGAAGGAACCATGGCGGGCGCGTACAACAGCACGTTTGCCATATTTACGGCCAAGAATGTCCTGGGGTGGCGCGACAAGATCGAACAGGAAATCACCGGAAAAGACGGCGGCCCGCTGGCTGGCATTCAAGTTATGTTTGTGAATCCCGATGGAACAGACCGCGACACCGAACATTGACCAGGCCATTGCCAAGGCCGAATTTCCGGTCAAGTTGGAAGGCCTGTTCAAGAAAAGCCGCTACAAAGTGCTGCACGGCGGGCGCGGTGGCGCGAAGTCCTGGGGCATAGCCAGGGCGCTGCTGATTAAGGGGGCCAAACGCCCCCTTCGCATATTGTGTGCGCGTGAGTATCAGACCAGCATCAAGGAATCCGTCCACAAATTGCTATGCGACCAAATCGAAGCCCTGGGACTGCTGGGGTTTTATGACATTACCCAAGCGTCAATCCGCGGGGTAAACGGAACAGAGTTTTCATTCATTGGCCTGAAAAACAACCCGACGAACATCAAATCGTTTGAGGGTGTGGACATTTGCTGGGTTGAGGAAGCGCAGACCGTCAGCCGCATATCCTGGAACATCCTGATTCCGACCATCCGTAAGGAAGCCAGCGAAATATGGGTCAGTTTTAACCCCGAACTGGAAACCGACGAAACGTACCAGCGTTTTGTGGTCAAGCCCCCGCGGGACTGTATCAGCATTAAGATCAATTACTGGGACAACCCATGGTTTCCTGAAACGCTGCGGATGGAAATGGAAGCCTTAAAGGCCCGTGACCCGCAGAGTTACCAACAAGTTTGGGAAGGTGTATGCCGTCAGACCATTGACGGGGCCATTTTTGCCAACGAAATGATGCGGGCCGAATCGGAAGACCGCATAACCAAGGTTCCCTATGACGCCACAAAGGCCGTCCACGCGGTTTGTGACCTGGGATGGGCTGACGCTACCGCCTGGTGGTTTGTGCAGTTTGTGGGCATGGAAACCAGGTTGATCCGGTACTTTGAAGACAGTCAGCGAACCATGACCAGTTACCTGGCGCAGTTGCAGACCTACGGTTATGTGTACGACACCATTTGGCTGCCGCATGACGCCCAGTCGAAGACCTTGGCCGCAGCCGGTCGCAGCATTGAAGACATTGTGAGGGGCGCGGGATATAAAACCCGCATCCTGGATCGTGTGCCGGTGGTCGATTCGATTAACGCAGCACGAACAATATTTCCGAATTGTTATTTTGATAGAGAAAACACCGCGGATGGATTAAACTGTCTTCGCCATTATCGGTATGACGTTGACCCCGAAACAGGCCAATTCAGCAGACAACCGCTGCATGACCAATATTCGCACGGGGCCGACGCGTTTCGATATATCGCGTTGATGATTAAGGAACCAGCCAAAGCCAAAAAGCGGCCAGTTGTGGCCACCGCGGGCAATTGGATGAGTTGAAAGGACTAGATATGGCGTTGCAAGACATGGATATGGATGGCCGCATAGGCGACGCAATTAAATTTTTGCGCCTAGTCGGTGAAGCCGACAGCCAAAACCGAGCCGAAGCCCTGGGCGACCTGAAATTTGCCGCCGGTGACCAATGGCCCGTTGAAATTCAAAACAGCCGGAACCTGGAATCGCGCCCTTGTTTGACCATCAACAAGATCGACGCCTACGTTCGCCAGGTTACCAACCAGCAGCGCCAGCAGCGCCCCCGAATTAAGGTTCACCCCGTCAATAACGAAGGCGACCTGAACATTGCCCAGGTGATTGAAGGCATCACCCGACACATTGAAGTCAATTCCAACGCCGACACGGCCTACGACACCGCGTTTGAATACGCCGTGAAAATGGGCTGGGGTTATTGGCGCGTGACTACAAATTACGTTTCTGAGGATTCATTCGACCAGGAAATCTATATCGAACCGGTTGATGACCCGTTTTCGGTTTACTACGACCCCAACAGCGTAGCCCCCGATGGATCAGACGCGGAACGCTGCCTAATTACCAGCGTTATGTCCAAACAGGCATTTCGCCAGGCCTACCCAGGCGCCGACGACGGGGCCAATTTTAGCGCCCGCGCAACGGGTGATTCGGACGCCGAATGGGTGACCAAGGAAGACATTAGGGTTGCGGAATACTGGCACGTTGAACGCGTCAAGGCCAAATTGGTGCTGCTGTCGGATGGAACCAAGGTGTTCGAAGATGAATTGCCCAGCCCCGAACTATTGGCTGCCAGCAATATCACCATCATGGACACCCGCGAAACCTACCGCCGCAAGGTCAAATGGTGCAAATTGACGGCCATGGAAGTGCTAGAGGAACGCGACTGGCCAGGTAAGTGGATTCCGATTATTCCGTGCTACGGCGCCCAGGTGGTTGTCGAAGGCAAGCGCAAAAAGTATGGCCTAGTGCGGTTCGCCAAAGACCCGCAGCGGATGTATAACTTTTGGCGCACCAGCATGACCGAGAGCATTGCCCTGGCGCCCAAGCCTAAATGGCTGTTGGCCGAGGGCCAGGACGAAGGTCACGAATCCGAATGGGCGCTGGCCAACATCAAGTCCACGCCTGTCCTACGGTACAAGCAAAAAGACATTGAGGGCGTACCCGCGCCCGTGCCGACCCGTATTCAACCTGAACCGCCGCCCGAAGGCATTATGGTGGCCGCCGGTGCGATTGCAGATGACCTGAAAACCGTGCTAGGGATTTTTGATCCCGCCCAAGCATTGCCTGGAAATTTATCGGGCAAGGCGCTGCAAGGCCAGCAAATGCAAGTGGATTTGTCCAATTTCCACTTTTACGACAACATGACCCGCAGCATCAAGCAAACGGGCAAAATCATCCTTGACTTGATCCCCAAGATTTACGACACGCAACGCGTCATGCGGATCATTGGCGCCGACGGCAAGCCGGACATGGTGACCATTAACCAGGTGGAAGCGACCGGCGAAGTAATGAATGACGTGACCGTTGGACTTTATGACGTGGTGATGGATACTGGCCCAGGCTACAACAGCAAGCGCCAGCAAGCCGTGGACACCATGATGCCGCTAATGGCTGACCCGCAAGTGTTCCAGGCTGCCGGTGATTTGCTGTTCCGCAACATGGATTTTCCTGGCGCGGACATTATTGCCGACCGCCTGGCTGCCATGAATCCGTTATCGCAGATTAGCGAGGATTCCGACGTGCCGCCGCAAATCCAAATGCAACTGTTACAGGCCCAAAAAGCCGTGGCAGACATGGAACAGAAAATGATTGCGTTGCAGTTGGAAATAAATAACCGCGGACAAGTCGCGGCCATTAAGGAAGACGGCCAAAACCGTCGCAAGTTGATGGACGTAATTAGCCGCGCATACAACACCGACACAATTAACGAAGCCAGGGTCAACCAGTCGAACATCAAGGCTGTTACTGACCAAAACAAAATGGAAATTGACGCCATGGTGCGTTTGATTTTGGCTGGGTTACCCGCCGAAGCGTTGGCTGCTGAAGTCGAGCGCCGCAACATGGAACAAAAAGAAGCGTCCGCGTTTGCGGAAATGGAAGTAAATGACACAAGCAATCCATTTATTCAGGCTGGCCAGGATTTAATGGCGCAACCCGCGCCACAACCAATGCAAATGGCCCCTGAAATGGGCGCGATGGCGCAGCCGATGGGACAACCGATGGCACAACCACCGCAAGGTCAAGTAATGTGATTGACAGGGACAGATTACGGGTTGACAATAACCCAAAACCTACCGATGGGTTTTCATCGGGTTAATTCTTAGGGGAACCTATGACGGATGTAGCAGAGCGAGTGGCCAGTAACCTGGTGACAAGCGAGAATTTAGCGGAATTCACGGCCCAAAAACTTGGTCTAGTTGATGCAGAGCCAGCACCCGCGGCGGCAAGCGATGACGCGAATAGCGCCGCAGCCGAGCCGGATGCCCAGGACGATCAGAGTGGACAGGACGGGGAAGGGAAGGACGCGACAGCAGCAGAGGAACAGAAGGAACGCAAGCCCAATCCGAAGTTGGAAAGGCGGTTTTCAGAGATTACTAAGCAACGCGAAGCAGCCCGCGAAGAAGCGAAGCGAGAGCGCGAAGCAAGGGAAGCCCTGGAAACCAGGCTGAAGGAACTGGAAGGCAAGGTCAATCCGCAGACGCCGCAAGCGCAGCCGGACGATGAACTTGGCGAGGAACCGAAGCCGGAACAATTCAACGATATGTACGAATACGCGAAAGCGTTGGCCGAATATACCGCTGATAAGAAACTGATTGAACGGGATAGAGAGGAACAGGCCCGCAAGGCCGCGGCTGAACAGGAAGTGAAATTCAAAGCCTGGGCAGACCGTGTGAACGCAGCCAAAAACGAACTACCCGACTTTGACGACATGGTGCAAAGCAGCGACGTAAGGGTTTCTGACCCAGTACGCGATGCCATCATCGAATCAGAGCATGGCCCTAGGATTCTTTACTACCTTGCTGAAAACAGCGAGTTTGCAAAGAAACTGGCCGATATGTCAGTTGTTTCAGCCGTCCGAGCGATTGGAAAGATTGAGGCCCAGTTTGATAAGGCCCCAGTCGCAAGCGAACCGGAAGCGAAGCCTGTTGTTGGGAAGTCAAAAGCGCCAGCGCCGATTAACCCGCTGCGTGGTGCTGTCAGTACAACTGACGGGAACCTGGATGCCGATGGCAATTTCCATGGTTCCTATCAGCAATGGAAGGCAGCCCGCCAAGCAAGGAAAATCCGCTGACAATTAACCCTTTTTTGAGGAAATAGAAATGTCCAACAATTTGCTAACCATTAGCAAGATCACCAACGAAGCGTTGATGGTCTTGGAAAACGAACTTACGTTTTCATCCGAAGTAAACCGCGAGTATGACGACCAGTTTGCAGTCGTGGGCGCGAAAATCGGCAATACGCTGAACGTTCGCCGTCCTGGCCGCTTTATTGGTACGACTGGCCCAGCCCTTAACGTTGAAGACTTCAACGAAACCAGCATCCCTGTCACTTTGAGTACCCAATTCCACGTTGATACTCAATTCACGACACAGGATTTGGCCCTTTCGTTGGATATGTTCAGCGACCGAGTGCTAAAGCCAGCCGTTGCTGCTATCGCCAACAAGATCGACTACGACGGTCTTTTGATGGCTAAAAACAGCACCGCCAACATCGTTGGTTCCGCTGGTACGCCCCCAACTGGGCTTATCACTTACCTGACCGCCGGTGCATACCTTGATTCTGAAGGCGCACCCCGCGATGGCCGCCGTTCGTGCATCATCGAGCCATTTACTAGCGCAACCATTGTTGACAGCCTTAAAGGCCTGTTCAACCCGCAATCCGCTGTCAGCACCCAGTATCAAAAGGGTTTGATGGGCCGTGATTCCGGTGGTATGAACTGGAAAATGGATCAGAACGTGATCGCGCAGACTTTTGGCGCATGGACTACGACTGCTGGTACTTTGACCGCCAATACCCAAAGCGTTGGTATTTCGACTGGCTGGGCGTCTTCGTCCACCATCACCCTGACCCACAGCGCCGGTTTGACGCTGAACCAGGGCGACGTAATCCAAATCGCTGGCGTGTTTGCAGTTAACCCACAAAACCGTCAAGCATACGGTTCGAACAAGCCCCGTAACTTCGTTGTTCAATCGACTGTTACTGGTTCGGGTTCGTCCACGATGCAAGTGACCGTGGTTCCGGCAATCATTACCGGTGGCCAATTCCAAAACGTGACTATTCCCACGACTTCCGCTACTGCTACGGTTACCCCGTTCAGCATCGGAACCAGCGCAACTGGTACTGTCAGCCCGCAAAACATCATCATGCACCGCAACGCGTTCACGCTTGCGACTGCTGACCTTGAATTGCCTGACGGTGTTCATTTCGCTGGCCGTGCGTCCGATAAGGAACTTGGCTTGTCGATCCGTGTGGTTCGTCAGTACACGATTAACAACGACAGCATCCCAACCCGTTTGGATGTGCTGTATGGTTGGGCGCCGTTGTACCAGGAACTTGCTTGCCGTGTAGCGGCTTAACTTTTAACCTGAAAGGAAACCAATCATGGCAAATCCAGGCCCAGCATCTACCCAAACCAATCACCCTTCCAACCTAGCGACTAACCAGGCGCTTCGCGTCTTGGCTAGTGCTAAAGGGGTGAACCTAAACGCCGTCGGTGATACCGTCGCAGCGATGTTGAACGACAGCGGAAGCGTTAGCGTTCAATCCATCATTGTGGCCAACGCCAGCGTTGACCTTGATACCGCTGAAATGGCTGTTTATACCGGCCCAGGCGCAACAGGCACGGCTATCAAGTCGGCTTACGCCCTGTCCGGCAACAGCACCAGCGCCAAGGTTGTTGTAACTGCTGCAACTTCAACCGATGCAATCGACGTGGACAAACTCTACATTCGTTGCACCACGGTTCAAGGCGCAGCGGCCACCGCCGACGTGTTCATTTACGGTTACGACCTAACTTTCCTTTCCTAATCGGGAATGGAGTAATGAACAGGGAAAGCCGCCCCCAAAAGGGGTGGCTTTTTCGCTTTGAAAGCCTATAATTTCGTAACGAAAGGGGAAATATTATGCTGCCTAATTTCAGACCAAATGGCCCGACTAGCCGTATTACGGTTGCCGGTACAGCCACGACCCCCCTAGAGATCAAACCCAATACCAACGTTGAAAACAACTACGTTGCCCTGATTAACGTCGGGACAGCCACCGTGACCGTGACTTTGGGGACGACTTCAGGGACTACACCAACGCCGGTTGTTCCGCTGACCACCGCATCGACGCCTGGCGTAATACTGCCGCCCAACATGATTTATCCGATTGTTGTACCGGCCCCGCGCAATAACTTTTTTGTTTCGCTAATCGGTAGTGCCGCAAACGGCGACCTTTATGTGACACCGTTGGCCGCGGGGTAAACCATGGCCAATCAGGTCGCCAGCAAGCAGACCATTAACATCGTACCGGTTCAGGGTATTTTTGGCCCTGAACCTACGTTTACGCCTATAACTTTGGTCGGCCCCGCTGGGTCGTATTTTTTTGCACCAGTTAACCCGCTTCAGTCAGGGTTAACCATTACCAATTCGACGATTGATTCGTCCGTAATTGGTGGCAACGCGCCCGCAGCGGCGTATTTCACGACCGCCCAGGTTGCGGCGGCCCCAACCGCTGACGCCGATGTGGCCAATAAAGCCTATGTGGACAGCGTGGCGCAAGGCCTGGACATTAAGGCATCATGCCTTTACACCACCACCGGCAACATTACCCTTTCCGGCCTGGCGACCCAGGCAAATGGTGACTGGCCATCAACCCTGACCGCGGGCAACCGCATCCTGGTCAAAAATCAAACCAACCTGGCTGAAAACGGCATTTATGCGGCTGCATCAAGCGGCTGGACGCGCACCGCGGACATGAACGTGTGGGCCGAAGTGCCTGGCGCGTTCACGTTTATTGAAGACGGCGTGACTTTGGCATCGACCGGATGGGTCACTACCGCGGGATCGACCGGCACAATTGGCGTGACCAATATGCCCTGGACGCAGTTTTCGGGCGCGGGAACGTACACCGCCGGAAACGGGCTGCAACTGCTATCAAACCAGTTTTCCGTCAAATTGAACGGAACCACGCTGGACGCCAGCAGCAGCGGCCTACGCATTTCGACGACTTACGCGGGTCAGACCAGCATCACCACCCTGGGAACTATCGTTACGGGTGAGTGGGCCGCCACCGACGTGGCCGTGTTGCATGGCGGTACTGGGGCATCGGACGCTGCTGGCGCCCGTGCAAACCTATCGGCTGCCGTCCTGGGGGCCAATAACGACATAACCAGTATGTCGGCCATCACGGGGTCAATTGCGACCCCGACTTACATCGACTTCAACACCACGCAAAGCCCGCTGCCAACGGACGCGACGGGTCGCCTGTACTACGATTACAACGACCAATTCCAAACGTTTGTGTTTCAAATGAACGGAAACGTGGTGCAGCACGTTGGTGAGGAACAGTTTTACCGGATCAAGTGCCAGGGAATCATCACTAAAGGCCAGGTCGTATCGTTTGCTGGTACGCTAGGCGCGTCCGGCGGCCTGATTGGCAAGGCGGCCACAGGGCTGACCGTTGACCAGGCTAATTACATCCTGGGCGTGGCCGACGAATCCGGCAACAACAACGACTGGATTTTTGTCACGCAATTTGGTGAGGTCAAAAACATTGACACTACCGGCGGGGCCGAAAACTGGGTGCAAGGCGATGTGCTGTATTACAACCCCGCGGTGACCGGCGGGCTGACCAAAACCAAACCCGCAGCGCCGAACGCAATTGCGGTGGTGGCCGCGGTGGTTCACGTCAGCGCCAGCGCGGGTATTCTGTTCGTTCGGCCCACGTTTGGGTCAGTTTTAGGGGGTACTGATGGCAACGTTCAATTCGGAACCCTTAACAACCTTGACGTCATCCAATACAACAGCACCGGCCAATACTGGCAAAACGTCGCGGCAAGCAGCCTTTCTGTCAGTTATGCAGCCACAGCGGGATCAGCGGGAAGTGCCACCACAGCGACAACCGCAACAAACCTTGCCGGTGGGGCCGCGGGTTCCGTCCCGTACCAAACGGGTTCCGGCGCTACTACGTTCCTGGGACTTGGAACATCCACTTACCTAATGACCGCGGGGGCCAGCGCCCCCCAATGGACTGATCCGGCCAGCGTAACGGTAGGAACCGCCACCAACGCCACCAGCGCGTCCACAGCGACGAATTTGGCTGGTGGTGGGGCTGGTCAGTTACCTTATCAGTCGGCGTTGAATACAACTTCGTTTTTGGCTGCCGGTGTGGCTGGCCAAGTATTGCAGTCAAATGGATCGTCCGCGCCTTCCTGGGTGACCCCAGCCGCATACGCAACGGTAACCGACGACACTACGACCAATGCAACCTATTATCCGCTGCTGGCCAACGCAACTGCGGGAAATTTGACCACGGAATTTGTCAGCAGTACAAAACTGCAATTCAATCCTTCGACTGGATTGTTTACGGCCACCGGTTTTAGCGGGTCGGGCGCAAATTTGACCGGATTGCCCGCGGGTGAACTGACCGGCACGATTCCGTCCACGGTGTTGGGCAATTCCACGTTGCACGTTGGAACCACGTCGATTGCATTAAACCGCGCCAGCGCGTCGCAAACACTTACTGGTGTGTCGATTGATGGCAGCGCCGGATCAGCAAGTAGCGCGACAAATGCAACAAACGCAGCAAACATCGGAATAACCGACGATACTTCAACAAATGCGGACTATTATCCTGTTTGGGTGACAAATTCAACAGGAAACTTGCCCGCCAAGGTATCAAGCACTAAACTTAAATTTAATCCGTCCACCGGTGTTTTGACACCAACCGGCGGTATTGGCGGGGGTGAATTTTGAAAATTGCATGGAAAATCGTTCAAGTACAGGCTAAAGATGGGTTGATTACCCAGGCCAAGTACCAGGTGAACGCAACTGAAAAAGACGCGTCGGTTAACACCGAGGGATATTGGTTTTTCCGTGAACCAAAACTGAACATTCCTTTTGCCGAAGTAACCGAAGAAACCATCGTGGATTGGATTAAATCGGAAGCCGTAAAAGACGGCAAAAATATTATTGAAAAACGTTTGGTTGAGCAATTAGCCAACCTGGCCATGCAGCAATCGACCCCGCTGCCTTGGATGCCCCAAGTGTTTACACCGGAGATTTGACGCATGGCACAAAGCGGATTTACACCTATCCTAATGTACAGCAGCAGTACGGCCAGCCAAGCGCCGTCTGCCAGCAACTTGACCAACAGCACGTTGGGATCAGAATTGGCCATCAACATCACCGATGGCAAACTGTTTTACAAAGACAACACTAATACGGTTCAGGTTATCGGCTGGAAAACCGTGCCGACTGGTGCGGGTGGCACGGGCTTGACCAGTTACACGACGGGCGATTTGCTGTATTACGCCAGCGGTTCGGCGCTTTCAAAGTTGGCTATCGGTTCGAATACCGCCGTTTTAACCAGTACCGGCACAGCCCCGCAATGGACAGCCCAATCGTCGCTATCGGTTGGCACGGCCACGAATATTGCCGGTGGCGCTGCTGGATCGGTTCCATATCAAAGCGCGGCCAACACCACCGCCATGCTGGCTATTGGTGCAGCGGGCCGTTGGCTTGGTTCGTCCGGCACAGCCCCGCAATGGAACGCGCCAGCAGCCCTGACCAAAACTGACGACACCAACGTAACGTTGACCCTTGGCGGCAGCGCCAGCACCGCGTTGTTAAACGCTGCATCGCTGACCTTGGGGTGGACGGGAACATTGGCCGTAACCCGCGGTGGCACGGGCCTGTCCACCGTAGCCCAGGGCGATATTCTGTACGGTTCCGCTTCCAATACGTTGGCAGCGTTGGCCAAAAACACGACGGCCACCCGTTATTTGTCAAACACCGGAACCAGCAACAATCCAGCCTGGGCGCAAGTTGATTTGAGCAACGGCGTAACCGGCGGCCTGGGCGTTGCCAACGGCGGCACGGGACTAACAACCGGTGGAAGTGCTGGCGAAATCATTTACAGCGGCGCTGGTACTGCGGCGTTTGGTTACACGTCAAATTTGGCGTTTAGTAGCGGCAAATTGCTTGTTAACGGATCGTCATTTAGCACCGCAGACACTTATGTTCAAGCCAACGCAAACGGCGGTAATAGCGCCAAAGCGTTTATGGCTGTTATGGCCAATGGTTCAAACATAGCCAATCAAGTATGTGGAATGTATTTTGCAAGAACAAACAATTACATTCAAAGCACGGTGGATGGAAACGGGGCTTTTAGAGATAACATTGTTGTCACGGCTGGAAATTCCGGTGGCGTCCAGTTAACCAGCGGGTCAACCGCATGGGCATCACTTTCTGATTTTCGTAAAAAAATCATTATTGAGCCGATTGAAAACGCCCTGGAATCTATCAATTCATGGCGCACCGTAATTGGCCGTTACAAGGCTGACGACGAAGCCAGGCGGCGTTTATTTTTAATTGCCCAGGATGTTCAAGCAACAAATCCTGAAGCGGTCGCAATTCAAGATGAAGGCATGACTACTGAAGAATTGTTGTTAATGTACACCGACACAATTCCAGTTTTGGTTGCTGCCATTAAGGAAATGCAGCAAAAACTGAAGGCCGCTGGTGTGGCTGGATTTTGAGGGGAAATAAATGAGCGTAGCACTTTCACAAGTTTTTGGGGCCGGTTGGCAACTGTTCAACGATGACGGTACGCCGTTGTCGGGTGGGTTGATTTATACCTACCTGGCCGGAACAACCACCCCGCAAGTCACTTATACCGACTACACCGGCAACATTGCCAATTCCAATCCAATTCAACTGGACGCATCGGGTCGGTTTTCAAATCAGGTGTGGGTTGATATAGCCGTCAACTACAAATTTGTCCTAAAAACGTCCGCGGGCGTAACGAATGGAACATACGACAACATTACAACCCCCACGGCGTTGATTGATGCGTTTGCGGCTAGGCTGGCCAACACCAGCAACATTGCTGAAGGCGACGCCCTGGTTGGGTTCAAACAGGCAAACGCAAGTGGATTGTTGACCGGCGCAGTTGGTCGAACCGTGCATTCCAAATTGACGGAATTTGTCAATATTTTGGATTTTGGCGCGGTAATGGATGATTCGTCGTCTTCGGTCAGAACTGCTAACCGTGCCGCTTATTTGGCTGCCGTTGCCGCTAATGTTCGGTGTTTGTACATTCCACAGGGAACATTGTGGGTTGATGGTGATATTGAACATGGCGGTATTGAAGTTAGGGGCGCTGGAAAATATTGGACAAAAATTAAAGGCAATGGCGACTTGTTCAAACAATCAGCCGGTGGTGGAACTGGTGGATTTTTTGATTTGGAAATACAAAACGACACGGTTCGCGGGAAACTGTTTAAGTACACGGGTAACGTTGACACCGGCTTGCCAACATTTGAACGGGTGTATTTCAACACCGCCGACTATCACGTTTATGCCGCTGGGCCAGCAGTAGTTAGTTGGTGGATCAATGAGTGTCATTTTTTAGATTCAAATAATTATTCTCGATATTTCAATTCGTTGTGGGTATATGAGGAAACTAATTGCTATACCTGGTATTGCCAAGGTGGTTTGTGGGTTGAAGGTACTGGGTCAACTTGTTCAATTCGTGGAAGTGTGTATGAACAAATCCAAAAAGAAGCGATTAAATTAACCAACACTTCAACCAGCGAAATTAGCCCGTTTAATTTAATTGGTGTGCATTTTGAATTTAATGGCAAATCAGGCTACCCTGACATTTATTTGGCAACAACTGGCCCTGGCCGAATTCGAGCAATTAACGTTATTGGTTGCGGATTCTTTTCGCCTGATTCTGCACAAACCCCAGCGCGTATTCAATGGGCGCAAGGCGGCGGTGGAAACCTTAATCATGTAAATTTAAAAGGGAATTCATTTCTTGGAAACAAACTTGCGGTTAGCCCTGATGACCAAGCGTTTGTTTTTGATCAGAATTATTTTCAAGGATCAGCGCAAGGTGCTAATTTATCAACTTCGCGCACGGTGGTCACCGTGCCTTGGGGAAGCAATCGCTGGATGGGGTCATATACCGAAGGCGGCCCAGTAAACGGAAACGATGCTATTCAAGTATCAATTGCGCCCCCAAGCGGCTGCAAATTCATCAAAATTTATGCGTATGGAAACACATATAACGGCGCAACACCAGGCACAAACAATGCATATCTTGAAGGCGTGGCAATTGTTGAGGCTGCAAGTGTTTGGACTACCGTTGACAATAACAGCACGTTAGGCGGCGCTGGTCAAGGTGCGGTTTTAACATGGGTTGCTGGAACTGTGATTGTCAAAAACAAAAACGCTATGTCCGGCAATCAGTCATTGTATGTAACGGCTGACTTTTATTCGTAAAGGAAACAAAATGGCACTTAAAAAAACCATCACATTGGAAAGCGGTTTGGTCGCTAACGATGCGTACATTCGCGTCGTGCGGGTCAACGTGGCGTGGAAAAAAAACGCAAACGCAGAAGTTTCTTATCACGTTAAGGCTGACCAGCCGCCGTTTCAAATGCGCCAATTTTCATTTGAATATGACTTGCAAGCGGATAACCCATGGCGCCAAGCGTACCAACACATTAAAACCCTTCCCGAAATGGAAGGCGCAGAGGACTGCTAAAGGATAAATATGACCAGGCCAATCGACATAATTAGCCGCGCCATGAAAGACATTGGCGCGTTAGCCAGCGGCGAAAATCCGACTGCCGATGAAGCGCAAGACGGCCTGGATATGCTTAACGATATGCTGGCCCAATGGTCGAATGAAAACATGATGGTGTTTTATCGCACCGAAATTGTGTTTCCATGCGTCCAAAACCAGGTGCAATACACCCTGGGGCCAAGCGGCAACGTGTCGGCCAGGTTTACGGGTTCAATCACCGGCACAACTTTGACCATTCCGACCGATGGCGTCTTAAAAGGCGCGATTACCATGGGCATGACCATGACCGGCCCTGGAGTGTTGCCTGGCACGACCATTGTGGCGTTCAACACCGGCGCGGGCGGCAACGTCAACGAAGGCGGGACATACACAGTCAGCCGCAATCATTCAACGCCGGTGGTGTTGCAGATTATTGATTCATACTACGAACGCCCGCTGACCATTGAATCCGCATTTGTGCGGGTCAACACGACGTCCAACGGCGTTCCTATTTATGGTGGCGGCCTAGACTATCCCATTGCCATTTTGAGCCTAGAAGAATACGAATCCATCGGCCTAAAGACTTTGAATGGCCCATGGCCTAAATCGCTGTATTACCAGCCATCGGAACAGTTGGGCATTGTGTATCTATGGCCAAATCCGGCCCAGGGTGAAATGCACTTGTTTACGCAAACAATTTTCCGTGAATTTGGCGATTTGTATGGCGATTTGCAATTTCCGCAAGGCTACAACATGGCGCTGCGGTGGTGTTTGGCCGAACGCCTTACGTCGATGTTTGGCAAAACAAATCAAATTCAGTTGGGCCAAATTAGCGCCTATGCTGCCCAGGCCAAAGCAACAATCAAGCGCACCAACATGAAGCCGCCCCAAGTGTCTAAATACCCTGACGTATTGATGACCGGACGGCCCAAGGATGCAGCATTTATCCTTGATGGGGGATTTAACTAATGCCTGATTTTGGTTTTGTCGGCGCGTCATACACCACCAGGTCGATTTACCAAAACGACCAGGAATGTATCAACTTTTACCCCGAAATCGACCCGACTAAACAGCCTGGCAACCGAGGGATTGTTGCCCTTTATCCGACGCCTGGTTTGGTAACTGAAATCCAGTTGCCAGCCGCCGCGGAAGTGCGCGGTATGCGGGCGTTGTCGGGTCTTCAGTACGCAATCGCGGTATGCGGCAATCGCGTATATCGTATTGCCACCGACTTGTCTTACATCGAAGTTGGGGCGCTGACCACCAACATTGGCCCTGTATCAATCACAGACAACGTAATGACTACGCAAGGGTTGACAGCCTATTTGGTCGATGGCGTAAATCGCTATTACTATGTGGTGGCTACCAACACGTTTGTGACTTTGCCCGCAACTGACGGGGATTGGCAAGGGGCCAACACGGTGGACACGGTGGACAACTATGTGGCTTATAACGAGCCAGGAACGCAAAACTGGGCCGTAACTGACCTAGGGTCGCCCTTGTCAACGACTGGTTTATATGGGTCAAAAGACGGTTCGCCCGATACTTTGGTTGCCTTAATTGTTGACCATCGTCAAGTTTATTTGCTTGGTGAAGTAACAACCGAAGTATGGGTCAACGTTGGCAGCGTGATTCCGAACATTATTACGTTTCCGTTCCAGCGCGTGTCCGGCACGTCCAGTCAAAACGGTTGCGGCGCACCATTTTCAATTGTGCGTTTTGCTGAAACATTTATGTTCCTGGCGCGTGACACTTTGGGAACGGCCACCATTGGCATGATGAGAGGCTACGAATATCAACGCGTTTCGACCCACGCTGTCGAAAATAGCCTAGTTGGCCAGGAAGTGTCCAATGCCCGCGCCTGGTCATTTCAAGTTGAAGGCCACGAATTCTACGTTATCAATTTTCCGAGCATTGACCTAACCTGGGTTTATGACTTGGCCACCGGCCAATGGTTTAAGTGGTTATGGTGGGACGCCCCAAATTCTGTTTACAAGCGCCACCGCGCCCAATGCGGCATTGCGTTTGCCAACAAAAACCTGGTTGGCGATTACGAAAACGGCAAAATTTACAGTTTGAATTTTGACGAATACACCGACGCTGGAAATCCAATTCGTCGGCTACGCCGCGCCCCGCACATTACAACCGACCTTCAACGTCAATTTTTTGAAGAATTCCAAATTCAGTTTCAGCCTGGCGTTGGTTTGAACAGCGGCCAGGGCCAAGACCCCCAGGCCATGTTGCGCTGGTCAAATGACGGCGGTTCTACCTGGTCAAATGAACATTGGGTCGGTATTGGCCGCATGGGAAACTACACCAATCGCGCTATTTGGCGTCGTTTAGGATGGGCGCGTGACCGAATTTTTGAAGTTGCAGTAACCGATCCGGTTAAGGCCGTGATTGTGTCTGCAAACTTGAAAGCGTCCGCGGGTGACAACTAATGGCAAATACCAGCATTCGTTTTCCCACGTCGCCTTTTTTAGAGCCGACCACAGGTAGGCCATCAAGGGAGTGGGTGCAATGGTTACAGAATCCGCAAGTCGTCAGTTTGTCGGTTGATTATGAAATCATCAATGGTGGCGAAATCAACAATACCGTTATCGGTAACGTAACACCGGCGCCAGGAACGTTTACAACGTTAATTGCGTTAAATGGAATCGGCGGGGGTACATTTTGAACGTCAGACGCGCAAATGCCTTCGACCTGGATGCCTACACAGACTTACTGGCAGAGTTTCACGCAGCATCACCAATGGCCAAAGTGGCCGCCTACGATCCCGCAAAAACCCGTGCGTTTTTGGCCGCTTCGTTGGAAAATAGTGACATTCTGTTATTAGTTGGTGAACTGAACGGTGAAATTGTTGGCGTCACGTCCTGTTTGCTTTATCCGCTGTATTTCAGCCAATCGACTGTTGGCCAGGAATTGTGGTGGTGGCTAACACCAAAAGCACGGGGCAGCGGCATTGGAAAAATGATGTTCCAGGCTATTGAAGACTGGACAAAGGAAAAAGGTGCGACCGCCCTATTTATGATTGCATTGGAAGACGAAAGGGCCGCAGCAATGGAAAAAGTATATTTTCGGGCTGGTTTTACACCGCTTGAAAAAACGTTCATAAAGGGGTTTTAAGATGGCTATTTCAACCGGTGCAGCAATATTAGGCGGCGCAGTCCTAGGCGTCGGCGGTTCAATGTTGGCTGGTCGAGCCGCGCAACGTGGCGCCGAGGCCCAGGCTGGCGCAACGCGGGCCGCAGCAGACCTTCAGGCTGAAGTTGGTTTTGAAAACATTGCGCTTCAGCGCGAAATGTACGAAAAGGGGCTGGAACTTGGCAAGCCTTATCGGGAAGCCGGTTACAGCGCATTAACCCGAATTCAAGATTTGTTGCCTGGCTTAACCGCGCCGGTCAGCGCGTCGGAAATTCGCAATCTGCCTGGGTATCAATTTGCAATTGAGCAAGGAACCGGCGCTGCCCGTCAAATGATGAACGTGGGCGGTGGTGGATCAAACGTTGACAGAGCAGCCCAAAAATTTGCCATTGACTACACCCTTGGCACGGCGATGCCCCAAGTAATCGCGCAACGGTCAAACATTTACAACACGCTGGCTGGAATTGCTGGCATTGGCCAAACGGCCACATCCGGCGCGGTTGGTGCTGGCCAAAGTTATGGCGCTAACGTGGCCAACATTGGTGGCGCCACCGCTGGCGCGATTGGTCAGTTGGGCGTGGCTGGCGCTAACGCCCTAGCGTCCGGCAACATTGCGTCCGCAAATCTAATGTCGGGTGGTCTAAATCAAATTGGCAACGCTGCATTTATGTATTCGTTGCTGAATAAGGCGTAAGGGGAAATCATGGCGCAAGTAAATTATTCAACACCTAATGTTCAAATAACCCCAGTTGCGGGTATGGTGCAGCAGCCCAAAACGATGAGTTTGGGCGAAATGGTGAACTTTGCCCGTGGCGTCCAGGACTACAAAACTGGCGAAATTGCCCTGACCCTTGAACAGCAAAAAGAACGTGAACGCACGGCAATTCAGGAATATTTGTCCCGCCCTGAAAACTTCCAAACCGAAGGGCGCGTGGACATTAACAAACTAAACGCCGAGATTCCAAAAATCGCCCCGCTGACTGGTGCGGACTGGATGCAAAAATACACGACCCTTGGCAATGCACAAACGCAAGCCACCCAAGCCGCGCAAAACTTGACACAGACGCAACGCGAAATTATTGCGTCGCGCCTATCCGTTATGGGCCGCCTGGGCGTAAATGACAAACGCGCATACATTGGCGAACTGGATCAACTGATTAAGGAAAACCCTAATAATCGTGATTTGGCCAATTTGGTTGGTGCATACAAAGAAACATTAAAGTTGATGCCGGACAATGCCGACTTGCCATCAATTGCAATTGCTGGCGCAAATTCGTTGTTGTCGCCCCAGGCCCAACAGCAAACATTTGCACCCCAGGCTGGCACGATCAGCACGGGCGCGGCAACATTTCCAACCGTTACCACCCCATCCGTGGCCGGTGGTGCGCCAAACGTTACCGTGGGCCAAACGCCGTTGGCCACATCACAACTTGGCCCAGGCAGCCGCGAAGTGCCGACAGGCCAGGTGGACGTCAACAACAACCCAATCGTCAACGTGTTCGATGCCAACGGTCGATTCCTTGGCCAACGCGCTGGTACGGGTACGCCTGGCGCTGGCGAACTGCCTGGCGGCCAAATGCCAAGCCCACGCGGGGCGCCTGGTGCGCCTGTCATGCCTGGTGCGCCTATGGCCCCAGCAGCACCGGCAGCCGCAGCGCCCGCGCCTGGTGGCACGACACCGGTGGCACGTTTGCGCCCTGGTGAAACACCGCAGACATTGACCGAAGCCAACCAGTTGCGTAGCACCAGCATGAACGCTGCCCAACAAGTGCCGTTGCAGACGTTTAACAACAATCAAATCATCAAACTGGCCGATGACGTCATTACTGGCCGCGGCGCAAATTTTGTGGGCGCATTGACCGGTGGATATGCTGCGCTGCCATTTACCAGCGACAACGCCACCAACCTGAATCAGTTGGGGCATTACATGGCGCTGCAAACCGCATCGCTGGCCAATTCGTCAGGCCTTGGCGGTACAGACGCCGCCCGCGGTATTGCTGGGGAAATTTCCGGCACAACCAGTTGGACTGCGCCAGCCATCAAACAGACAGCCCGCGTTAACCGTGCGCTGTCCACCGCTACTGACTTGTTTAACCAGGGCGTACAAAACGCGTTTGGCAAATCCAACGATCCATTCGCGGCCCGCGACTTCCAAAACAAGTGGTCGCAGACCGTGGACATTAACGCCGTTCGCCTGTTTGACGCTATGCGTAGCAACGACAAGGAAGCCATCCGCGAAGTGGTTACCGCGGCTGGTGGCCCAAATTCGCCAGGTTACAAACGCCTGGTGGACAACATTGGAAAAATGCAACAGTTGATTAGGGGGCAGTAATGGAACTATTCGACCCCGCCAAAATTGACGCAGCGGTGGGCGAAGCGTTTGGCACAAAGATGCCAACACGTCGCCAGGCTGCCGTCATTACGGACGAATTGCTGGATCGGCTGAAAAAAGTCGAAAGCGGTGGCGACACATTTGCCATCAACAAACAGACCAAAGCCATGGGGCCGTATCAGTTTATGCCTGACACGGTTCAAATGCTGCACAAACAGGGCATGAAATTTAACCCGTTTGACGAAAAGGAAGCCCGCGAAGCCGCTAGAGCGTACCTTGGCCAATTGGCTGAACGGCATGGCGGGGACGTCAACAAGGCGTTAAAAGATTACGGCGGGTTTGTCACCAAAGACCCCAGCAAATACGTTGCAGCCGTTACCGGTTCG